CGATTCTGACGCCCATCATTGACGATCTGGCGAACATACTGATTGAGCTTATCTACTACTAGGCAGGGGCGCTCGTCTGCTTCGCGCTGCGTGACGTATGAGGGAGGCCATTGCTTACCGGCCCGGAACTCAATGTCCTTAAGCGCGTCTTCGTATTCCTTGCTCCAATACTCCTGCGCTTCCTTGAATCGTTCGCGGCAAAGCTTCAGCGGGTCTGATTCAGGCTTGTCTTCCTGCGGCTCGTCAAGAACCGGATTTTTCTTTCTGGCCATATTGATGTCCTGTTATTTTTTGGGTGGTTTCGGTTTCCTGCCTTTGCCCTTGCAGCCCATATCAACCTCCTCAAATCATCCAACCACCATCAATACGACCACCGAACCATTCATTCCGCCTATCGAAAGCCGACTCACGTTTTATCTTCTCTCTCGATAAGTCAGCTTTATACCCCACTTTATGGGCGAACGTCAATGCCAAGGCGTCGGCATAGTCCGGCGATGAAATCCCGCGCTTTTTCATGCTTTCCTTGGTCTCAAGCTTGACCTGCCCTTTTGGCGTAATCTCGTACTCCGGCGCTATCAACTCGCCTTCCAACTGTTCATTTTTCGTCAAGCACCCCGTTTTAAGCCATTCCCTCATCAACCCCCACATTTCCACCCGCTTATTGAGGTATTTGTCCGATGCGTCCGCTTTCTCCCCCGATTGAACCTCGATTACCCGATACCCCAACTGCCGCAGCCGGTCAATAACCCCACCACCAACCCCGCCACCATCCACAAATACCGCGTCCGGGTTCTCGCACTCAATGGCGTTCGCAACGTGCATCGCCAAGGTACTCGTATCCACCCCTTTGTACTTCTTGACCTTCTTGGTACGCGCATCCCTGCCTCGCCGGTAGCAAATAACGCTCTCGTCGTCCCCAAACCGCGCCACGTCCACCCCCATCAGAAGCGGCGCTTCCTTGTCCTCGACCAACTCGCGCTCCTGGGCCATCCGCACCATGTCCAACGGAATGAACTGATTGCTTCCAACCCTCGGGAACTGCCCATAGACCTCGACCCGCGCCTCATCCGAGTCATCCCCGTACTGCTCGATGATCTTTTGGTAAATCTGCTTGTCCGTCCCCTCGACCGTCCGCCCGTCAATCTGCTGCGTCCGCCAAAACTTGCGATTCTTCCCGAAACAGTCAAAAAACGCCCCGCTCACACTCCGCGGGTTCGAAAACGCCAGCCAGTACCTATCCACAATCGGCTCGGTAAAGTAGCCCTCGGCCACCGTCCAGATAGGCGCGACAATACCGGAAGCCTCGTCAAACACCAGCAGCATCCCCAACGGGTTATGCGCCCCGGCATAGGCGTCCGGGTTCTCCTCACTCCAAAGCTTCGCTTCCGCGTAGTAGTATTTCGTGCCCCTCTTAAGCTGGTTTTGCACCAACTCGTCGAACCATTTGGCCGGTTTAAGCGCCGTAGCCGATATGTCGAACCAGTGCTTGTTGATAAGCATGGCGTGCCACTTGCCCAACTCGCCCCATGTCACCGTCCGCAACTGCGTCTCGGTATTGGCCGACACAATTACCGTCCCGCCAATCCGCGTACTCATGAACCAGTAGATAATCCACGCTATCAGCGCCGACTTACCAATACCCCTACCAGACGCCACCGCTTTCCTGAATACCTCAAGCTTCTCCTCAGCCCTGGCGTAGTCATGAACCCGCATCGCAGTAATAAAGTCCCGCATCGCCACCAAGACCCCGCGCTGCCACGCCCTCGGCCCCGAATGCCTCTCCAACGGCGTACCCTTCTTCCCCCACGGAAACGCATACATCACAAACGCCTCCGGATCGTCCGCAATGTCCGGCAACAATATCCGACGTATCAACTCCTGCTCGGCATTGGAACTCAAATAACCTCCCCAGTCTCGTTATCCACAACCACCCCCTTATGCAGCAACTCCCGCCTAGCCTCGGCCTCCAGCAGCGCACCCGCCAAATCCACCTGATACCTCACATCCATCTGTACCTTACTAGCCTCCCCATACCTCTCCCGATCCCACTTGCCAGCCGCCCACTTACGCGCATCGACTCTGAGCTTCGCCAGCCCAACTTCATCCTCCGTCGCGCTGTCTGCAATGTGTAGCACCTCATGAGCTTCCTTATCCGCTCGCGCTTCCAACGCTGCCCGGTACGCATCCATCCGCCCATCCGTATTCAACCACCTCCACAATACCGAATAAGGTATACCCTCAGCCTGCCCAACCTCAGACAAACTCATCCCATTAGCCACCTGATCGCAGACCATGTGCAGCACGTCCTCCGCACCATGCTCACCTACCAGCACGTCCATCCGCTGCCAGCCTACTTTAGCTATCGCACCCATAAACGCAGTTTAGCAGATAATAAAAAAAATAAAGCAGGGGGTACATACATATACACCCCCACCCGGCTCTGGCCCACATACCCCCACCCCCCCGGCCTACCCCATCCTGCCCTGAATTTTCGTTGCGAGCGCGGCATTCTATTGGACATAAGCTACATTATGCGCGTCGTAAGCGCTTACACTCATTAACAATCAATAACTTACGCTCACCATAGCGTGAGAATGGTTCGCATTCAGCCCATAAGCCGCGCCTTAATGGGAATGAATGCTATCTCTGCAGGATAGTGCACCGCCATCACTGGCCAGCAATGCCGGGGCCTACAAGGCGGGAACATTTCCAGGCATACAGCGGCATAGCCAGAAGCGGGTGAGGCCGTCCTGTGGCGATCTGGCCATCCCAGGGCCAGCATCGAGCCGCCCTAGCTGCAGGCCGGATTCAGGCCGGAAACTGCAACAGTATCAGCGTTTGCTAATATTAGGGCCAGATTGCGAGGTGGGACAGATTGGGACAGATGGGACACATTGGGACGGATTTTGGAAAGTTTTGTAATGCGCGCGCTGCGCACACCTATACTTTCAGAAAACCGCTTCGATCTGTCCCATCTGTCCCACCGTATTTTTGTATTAGTGTTATCAATAGCTTGTCATGGTTTGCATATTATCTGTCCCAAGTGTCCCTAGCATAGTTTGCGCGGCTTTGCTAACAACCTGTCCCACCTGTCCCTATCTCTAGTAATAATATATAAGCCCTATCTATCCACCAATAAGTACAATCATGCAAGTTTGACGTAAATATATCTTGCAATCTGTCGCGTCATGCCTTATTGTTAGGGTGTAGGCTAACTAATCAGACAGGGGAAACGAGATGACCAAACAACTGATAGCGCATGAGAGGGCGGTTAAAGCTACCATCAAGCGGCATGCTACAACCGTAGGCTATCAAGCCGAAGATTGTTACAAGCGGTTTTATCTGTTCTACTTGGCGATGTAGCTACACGGTATGCCCATTCTCAGAGTGGGCATACAGGCTAAACCGGGCGGCCTAAAGCTTGGACTAACTAGATAGGGGAAGCAAACATGAACATGAACCAGTTTATCAGCAAGTCGCATATCAGCGAAAAGCTTATCCGCGCCGTGGTGCGCCAGTCCGGCGGATGGGATAGCTTCAAAGAGATGGCCGAGGACATTACCAATCATGGCGTCGGCGGCGGCTTTCACGGATGGATTTATCATGCCGATACCGTGCCGTTCGCCAAGCGCAACAAAGCCGCTATCATGGAATTGGCGCAGCAGATGGCGGATGATCTTGGCGAGCCGCTTTACCGGATGATCGGCGGTTTCAACTGCCTCAAGATGGCCGAGGGCGAAGTGGCCGAAGCTATCCACAATCCGCGCAGCGATAACCGTACGCAGGTTTTCAACGCGTTGGCATGGTTCGCTGCAGAGGAAGTGGCCCGCAGCTATTGCGATAGCAACCGGCCCTAATAGGGCGCATTGTGGCAACGTTGCCAAATAAGACATAGGGGAATGAAATGCAAATCATCGGCAAAACTGAATCAGGCTATACCGTTATGGCAATCAATCCGGGCGAGCCTTCGCCCATGCAGAATCATCTTGGTGGGGAAATTGCCGTGGATGAGATTCAAAAGGTTATGTACGCTTGGGGTATTTTCGTTCATTGCTATGGCACGGATTCAATCATGCGAGCTTGCAACAGCTACCGCTAATTAACTGAAAGCAGATTCACTTAACTAACGCATAGGGGAATGAAATGGACGATTATTCCGATTACGAAACGATGTATCACCAGACCGTAGCCGAACGGGTCCGCCTGCGCCAGGTAAACGCGGAGCTTGTGGCGGCTCTGGAACGTGTTATCAAGGTTGCGGGGGAATATAACCCTAAGTTTCCGATGGGCGCTGGTTACTATGCCGAGTTTGCTATTTCGATAGCAGACGCACGCGCAGCCCTCGCCAAAGCCAAGGAGTAACGCACATGAAAATCACAATTCAGCAAAACGAACTCAAAGCAGTATCCTACGCAATGGCCGTCAAGGATATACGTTACTACTTGTGCGGCGTGCTGCTTGAATCGAACGGGGCGGAAACGCGGTTTGTCGCCTGTGACGGTCATAGACTTCACGCCGTGGTTTCGTTTGACAAGGATGCGACAATCGTTGATCCGGTTCAAATCATCCTGCCGGATAGCTTTGTCAAGACGCTGCTAAAGGCCAAATTCGGAAAGTATGGCAAGGGTGTTTTCACGATTACCATTGACGGCGACAAGGTATCATGCGCCTTGCCCGATGGTACTGAAACGATATGCAAAGGCATTGACGGCAAGTTCCCGGACTATCTGCGCGTGATCCCGAAAGCGGTATCCGGCGAGTACCGCCCATGCAATCCGCTGTATATCATTGACGCGCATGAGGGCGTCCGGGCTTATCTCAATAACAAAAAAGCGAATCCGCCTGATCTGGTCTATAACGGCGATAGCATGGCAATGCTTGCCGTTGATCGCTTTGTGGCCGTGGTAATGCCGTGGCGTGCTGATAAGGGGCATGAAATGCCGCATGAGGCATTCATGCGCGGCATGGCAAAGCCTGAAATTAAACAAGCTGCGGAGGCATAATCATGATAGTCCACACAATCACAGAACCCGCAGCACTCCACGCAATCAGAGCCGCAGCGAACTGGCGCATATGGGGCAGATTCGCCGCTGTTCGCTACTGCCAACGTCATGGGGTGCCGATTGCCTTGCTGCGGATTGCAAGGCAATTGCATGTTGTCTATGCGGAGGGGTTTTGACATGAACACTCAAAACGATGCGGACAATGCGGAGGACTTCGAGGCGCTACGCAAGGCCATTGCACTCAAGTGCTATAACATTTGTCTCGACTTGGCCCAGGAAAAATGGGATTTGTTCAAGGGCCGGACTGCGGATAAGTCTTACGTCGGTAATACGCACATGGAAGGCGTAAGCGATGGCGCATCCGAATGCGCTCAAGCCATACTTGACGCCTTTGGGCTGAAATTATGAGCGCCCGCCAATCCGCCGCAATGGATAAGGCGCTGCTATATCTAGCCGATGGCTGTACGGTAGCCGAGGCGGCTAGACTGGCCGGAGTGTCGAAGACGGCGGTTTATCGGGCTATGGCCAGGCTAGGGATTGACAAGCCTGGGTATCGGCGCAAGAATACAGATTCACTCACCCTCGCGGCATCCTAGCCGCGCCGCTAGTCTAGCGGTTTTCCCGAACTGAGCCTAGCTCGTTCGGGCATTTTTTTTATTCATAGTACGCGCTTCTATTTCCGAGGGTAACCAAGGACAGCCCGCTAATATATCGCGCCCCGCCGGATTTACGCTTGCCGAACCCCCTTGCTTCTAGACGCTGGCTGAATCTCTTTTGCGAAACCGGCATCTCGCCGTGATCTGAAACAAACTTACGGTATGATTGATACGCCTCTCCTGCCTTGCAATCGCCTTCCTTGACGCAGCATTCCGCAATCCAGGCCGATAAAGTATCCTCATCATCTAGATATTCCTTAGTCGCCTCTTCAACGGCTTCGGGCTTTCCAAGACCATAACTCTGCCATGCCAAGCACCCATCTATAGCCCATTGCAGGATTGCAGGCCATTCAGCGCGGAGTTTCTCGGGTAGGTCGTATATGCGATCCTCGACCGGCACGGCGGCGGGGAAATTTGCAAAGTGCATCCTGCGGCGTATTTCCTCGCCCGTTGATTTGAGGGCGGGGCGGAAGTTTCCACCAATGACTAGCTTGAATTGCGGGCGAAATGTAAATTGTTCCTCGTACAATCGCCGCGCCGAGATCGTATCGCGTCCGGTTATGAGTTTTAGGAGCGCCTCATTCCATCTGCTCCCTTCTTCCGGTTCGCTTGCCCTAACCATACGGGCACCGGCAAGGGCTGCGATCTCCGATGTATGCCGCTCGATCTTGCTTTCCATGAGCATTTCGATTTTGGCGGTAACGCAATAATCCCCGAGCATGTCGCCTAGACAGTCGATAAATTTTGACTTGCCGGAGTTGCCCTCGCCATGCACGAACAAGAATGCTTCCTCTCGGCAATCCCCGGTCAGCATGTAGCCTGCCCATCGCTGATAGTAGTCGCGCATGGAGGCATCGCCGCTTGTGCATCGCGCTAGAACACTGTCCCAATATGGCATCTGGCCGCGCTTTGGGGCGACTGCTGTTATTTTGGTTATGTGCATGTCCGGCGTTGCTTCGATAAGCTTCCCTTCGCGCAAATCTACCACCCCGTCAGGCGTGCCGAGCAACCACGGGTCTGCATCGAAGTCTGCGGCCAGCATGGCATGGTTTTTTTCCCGTCCAGCCAGATACAGCACATTGCGTATCATGCCGCGACTGCAAATCGAGTTTTTCTGACTGCGGGAGAGATTTCCGGAACCGGGCCAAGTGACCACCTCGCGCATCTTTCGCAGCGTTTCGGGGACTATGGATTCCTTCTCGTCCATAAGCCAGCGCACACTATCCCATTTAAGCCATTTATCCCATGCGGCAACGTATTTCCACGCGCCGTTTGCGGATTCGCTCCAAGCCTGCGCTAATGCGTCCTCGGAAAACTCTGGTGGCAGGTACTCGGCAATCTGGACATCGCGCTTGCGGACAAGTGCGCCTTCGAACTCGATGATCTCGGCGGTTGCCGGATGCCTTTCCGGCTTTGATACAGCCTCTAGGGGCGGTTTTTCTGATGGGGTTGATACCTCGGTATTGGTTGCGGCTTCAAGCGCGTCTGATTCTGTTTTTTTTTCCATCGCTTCGGCTGTCTTTCTGAGGCGCTCGTCCTCGATTTCCTGCGACGTAACCCGCTTCAAACGCTCCCGCGCCCATGCTACAGCTTGTGCCCCATCCCAATCAACTGCATCGCCCAAATCCCACCCGTCAGGCATATCAGTAGTATCTATAAGCTCAACAATGCAATTTATCGATAGAAGGAACCCGGCAATGATCCGCATTCCGCGCATGCCAGGTTCGTCTGCATCAGGGCACAGGATAACGTGGCGTCCTGCAAGCGGTGCCCAGTCTATATGCCAAGCAGCACCAGCGCCACCGGGCCATGTCATGCACACCATGCCCCCGATCAAGGCTTGCGCCGCGTCTGCCGCTTTCTCGCCCTCGCACAATAACACTTTAGCATCGGGATTTGATGCCAGTTTGTCCAGCCCGTACAGGGGGCGCGGCGTCGGCCATGTCAGGGCACGCCATTCTAGAGGCGCGGCAATTTCACCGAACCGGCCAAATGTCCATGGGCGGTAAGTCTTGCGTCCGTCCTGCTGGTATCGGCAAACAAACCCGATTGTCTGCCCGTCCTTATCCCGGTATTGCCAGCTTGCGGTAGGATCGCCAAGCCCTTTAATGGCAAAGCTTGCAGGCTTGGTATCCGTTGGGTGCGTATGCCATTTGCCGGAGGTTGTCAGTACCTCTTTTATTGGCTGCAATTTGCTCGGCGTGTAATCCGTTCCTTCTACTATTTTCTTTGCATCCTTGAACCCACAATTTTCCATCTGCATGATGAAATCGTATGCGTCATCATGAGTAGGGCAACCGAAGCAATGTGCTACCCACTTTGTTCCGTTGTGATACACGGACATTGACGGCGTTTCGTCAAGGTGAGCCGGGTTATAACAGTTGCATTCGTATCGGTTCCCCCGTTCCCGCAGCTTGATACCGTAGGAAAGCATTAATTCTGGAAGTTCGCGCATTGACGTAAAAGTCGGCTTTTTAGTATTGCTTGTTGTTAAGAATCAATGTGATGTGTTGATGCGACGGTTTGCTTTACGTCAATTAGGACGTCTACTTCACGTTAGAGCGCATGCGAATCTTGTCCGCCGCATCTCCAGCCGTGCCTTGTTCGTGGTCGCAAATGTTCGCGCACCGATCCCGTTCAGCAAGTACCGCAAGCCCTATGGCGTTCCCGGCTACAGCCTCAACCTGTTTGCGCCCGTCGCGCTCGCCTGCCTTGTAAGCAGCCTGGCACGCCGCTTGAGCTTGATCTTGATGCGCCCAGTGAATGGCTTTCAAAACCTTGTTTCTTTTCTTCCAGTCAGCAAAACTCATGTTATTCCTCCTGTCGTTACCAGCGCTCTAACCTTGCGGTCAACACGGACGCCTGCCAGCGGCGCTTCGCTTGCTGTCATGCGCCGGTTACCTTTTCGTTCGGCGTCATCCGACCAAATACCATTGCCGATATTTCAACGTCCAATTTGCGCATTCACCATCCATGCGCCAGCGTGGACGGTAAATGCTGCGCCTTCTCAACATCCACATAGCTTCGTGTCTGCCGATCCAGAGCAAAGTCAGCTTAGCTTCGGTCCATTCGCCAGTGGAATACGTCTCTCGCCCGACGATGGTATTGCCAACCACCAACCCCATTTCTCGGCACTGCTTGGCGCAGTCATCCGATCTTGGCGTCTTGAGTTGCGTCAGCTTCATAAAGGCAGTCTCCTCAATACGGCAGTTACGCCGAACCCGGCGTTCGAGAGGGACGCTCCGCAAGCGATGCTTGCTCCGCGCCCCTCAACTCCACGTTAAACTCCTTAATCACATCTTCCGCACAAGTAGCAAATATCCCCACTCCGCCAGCATCCCGCACCATCTGCAAGAATGCGGCCTGTTCATGTTCGCGCTGATCCGTTGGCTTAGTCCAGTTGCGGCGCTTGCATTCGATGGCGTATGGCGTCCCATCGCGCAGAATGCCCCAAAAATCGCTGATCCGCATCTGCACCGGCGATCTGATGATCCGGTTAAACGTCACCGGCATTTCCTTCCCGTCGCGGCCCATCATGTATGCTGCGCCTGAATTGGAACGGCAGGCAAATAGAACCTGTGGATGATGCGCGAGTAGCTTGCTTATGTCGGCAATGACGGAAGCCTCAAGATCGTACTTGTCAGAGTGATTGCGTATCTCCCGCTTCGGCTTCACGTCGATATGCTGCGTCTGTTCCTTGCCGTACATCTTGGCGTGGAAGTCTAGGCCGCGTTGACTATCGCGGTATTGTTCACGTAGGGGTTTTTTAGGCATCCGTATCCCTATCCACAAACATCAGTCCGTAATCGCGCATCACTTCATATAGCGGCTCACCTGCCCTGATACGGCTGGCTATGACTTCAAACATTGTCGCTGGCCCGCCTAGTGGGTTTTGGCGTTCGTATTCGGCTTTGGCGTCGTCAGGCATGGCTAAATACAGTTAAGCATCTTGCCGCGCATACCGCTGAATGGTATGTCGTCGCTCATATCACCAAACCCGCCGTCCTTCGTACTCCCCGGCTGGTATCCGTTCGCCTTGGCTTCGTTGTGCGCCTGTTGCGCTGGCGATACTTCGCGTTCCTTCGGCACAAAGAAACTTACCCAGCCGCTCCAATTCGGCCCGACTGGAATAGACTCCAGCTTGAGCGACATATACTTGCCGTCGTCTGACTCGAATACAGCGCCGATATTGACGTAGCGTTTCTTCTGCTGCCCATTGCGGTCTGTGTATTCGCCTACTGATGCCACGGCGTCATAAAGCTTTTTAGCCATCATTCACCTTTCATGTTAAGCAACTCGTTGTAAATCCGATCCACGATACCAGCAACAGATTCGTATTCAACCATGAACCTATCATTGCCCATCGCGGCCTCAAACGTCTTCCACGCTGCAATCTGTTTCTTGGTTAGTTCCCTTTCCCTTGGGCGCATCTCTAGGCAGTTTCGGATAACCTCGCGCATCCTGTCCTCGTTTTCCAGAATTGCAGCCAGCAGGTTAACGCGATCAGGATTGATGCCGATACGGACAAACTTTGATCCGGGCTTGCAGTAGATTATATGGAAACCTTGCGGCCATCCATCAATTCTTGCGTACTCGGCTACAGGTACATATCTGCGTCCCCTTTGTTCGTACCACGTCGTTGATTGCATGGTTCCTCCAAGTTATTGCCGGTTATACGTTACCGGCAAACGCTGGCACTAATTTTCTCCAGTCGCCACCGCAGTTAAAGATTGCGGCTCTTATGCTCCCGTTCCCTGGTCAGAGGAAGGGCGGGATCATCCTTTCCCATAGTACGATAAGCCTGCCGCACCGGACATTCTACGCCTTCGCAATGCGCTATGAATGCGGCTAGGAATCCGAAAGCCTCATTGCCGCTCCGTAGCGGAATGTCCAACGCGAAGGTTGGCAAGCCAGGCAGGGTTACTCTAGCGCGTATCATTTTGTCTGTGCCGTCGCCCATTTCCGCGCCTCTGTGAATATCGTTGATAGCGTTGCACGTGGCATTTTGGCTGAAACAGACCGGCCACGCTTGACCAGATAGCTGCGATCAGGAAGCCGGACACAGTTCAGACTGAACGATTTGCTGCCTACTTTTATAGCAATCGTAATGTCGCTTTTTAACGATGGCATTTCATTGATACTGATGGTTAATTTAGGATTTGTGTTGCATGGAGAGGGGTCTACTTCACGTTAGCCGGCTCGAATGCCCACCGCTGTTGGAATCGCCCAACCGTCTTGCCGATCACGCGCACAATGCGATGCCGTGGCTTCTTGCTGCCCCACTGCGGCCAGCCGAGTGCAATTAGATCGCCGACCGCAACACCGTCATCGAATTGCGGGTAGCAGAAAAACACCTCGTTGTGTTCCCGATCGACCCATCCGTCATCAGGGTGCGCTGCCTTTACGCCGGCCGCTCTCAGTGTGGCAATCCATCCAGCTTGGTCGCGCTCCATGTCGCCAGCAATACCGGCGAACAGTGCCACCGCGTCGGGCCTTCCAGAAACGCCGCGCATCAGGTCTTGTGCTAATCCCATATCTCTATCCTCTCTCCGAAAATCGCCGGCTAACCCGGCAGTCCAGCGGACGCCGTGCCGGCGCCGCTGACTTTTGCGTTGGGCCGCCGGTTCCACCAGCGGTAGAACTTCGACGGCCCGGCCTCGCAGTGCCATCCGCCGTTGTCGCGCATCAGCGCCAGCAGCCGCTTCCCGGTGCTGCGCTCGAACTCGAACGAGTCCCAGCACCAGTTGCCGTGCCACGTCTTGTGCGCCTTGAACGGGAACCACACGCGATGGATGCGCAGCTTCATCAGCTTGTCGTCCACCGTCAGCGCCACGCCGCGTCCCCAGTCGTCGTGCACCAGCTCGGCGTCCCAAGGATGGCGCCCAACGCGATACAGGCTTTCCGGCTGGGCCATCCAGGCGCGGCCAGCGAAGTTGCCGTGCTCGTCGTTGCAGGCGAGGCACACGCGCAAGCGGCGCGGCGGCCCAACCCTGCGGTCCAGCGGACGTGCCGCCGTCGTCGCTTCGCTCCTAGTCGTCACTCCGCTGACCTCCATCGTTA